CTCATTTAATGATGATTGAAATGATTGAATCTTATCTACTGGTGATGTGTATGACCTTTTCTTTGGTCGTGTAAGTTGTGTAACAAACTGTCTCATTCAATCTCTCCATGCGTTAATCATATATTTATAATATGAGAGAGATACAGTATTGTCAAACTTTTAACTTTGAGAAATTATCGTATCTCTCTGCTTTCATACCAGAACCAAATGCACCTTTATCAAATATTGGTTTATCTTCTTCCTCTTTTTGATTTGAATCTACTAAGTCCTGTGAAGATACATCATACAATTTCATCTTTGACCTATCAATACCTATGATAAATCTTTTATTGACGTTAGGGTCATTGTATCTGTTTTTTAATTGTTTGACTGATATGTGGTTGAGTTTATCAAGTTCCTCTGTTGATATGAGTGCAAACATAAGGTCAGCAGTTGCAGGCAACCCAAAAGATTCCGAAGTGTCCTCAAGACCAACATCCGTATTTGAGAAACCTGATCGAGTGGTCTGTGTAGCCGACATAATAGGAACATTAGTTTCAACTGCAAGACCTCGCAACTCCTCTGCAATCGCTTTGATATAAAAATAACTACCGACATTTGCGTTTCCTCTGAATCTTGATGATGAACAAATATTTAGATAATCAATAAATATAATGTCAGGTTTAAATGACTTCTTGATTGACAACTCTTTGAGTAGTCCTCTAAAGTGTCCAGAGTGTGCAGACGCAGTTGGATACTCTTTGACTATGAGTTTACCACCTGTGTTCTTTTGTATTTGTGCAATCTTATCCTCAAACATTTTCTTAGGTAAAGAATGTAAGTCTTCCATAGAGATGTTCATGAGGTTTGCATCAATACGTTCTGCAATACGTTCCTCTGCCATCTCAAGAGTGATGTACAAAACATTCTTACCTTGAGACAAACAGTTTGCAGCCATGTGACACATGAACAGTGACTTACCAACACCTGTCCCTGCAAGTGCAATGTTTAGTGTCTTTGGTGGGAGTCCACCCTTTGTGATTCGATTAAAAAAGTCTAAATCAAACGGAATACGTTCTTCTACCTTGTGATAATACTGATACCGTTCATCGTAGTCCACAAGGTAATCGTGACCAATAGCATCATCAAAAGAAACGGCAAGGGCGTCCGTAAGAATACTTGGTAGAGAATCAACAGTTCTCTTTTTATCTTTTCCATCAATGATACTAATACCTTCAACAATCGCATTGTATATCGCCTTATCTTTACAAAACTTTTCAGTAGTATCTACTAACCAATCAAAGTCTACCTCAACAGGATTGAGTGTCTTAATGATTTCTACTATCTTATTATGTTCTGTGTCATTTAAATCTTTCCTTTCACCTACCTCAATCTCAAGTGAAACTTGTGTAGGTATCTTATTATATTTTTCGGTAAACTTATTAATCTCCTCAAATATAATTCTTTCTTCTCTTACCTCAAAATAATCTTCTTTTATAAATGGTAAAACTATTCTTGCATAATCCTCATTCGACAGTAAGTTAGTTAATGCTGTTCTCTCTATTGTCTGATTCAATGTTGTTTCCTTCCTGTTCATCAATAATGTCAACTAGAATATCACCTATAAGATTTGACCAATCCTCTCCAAATTCTTCTTTTGGTATTAGATTGTTATCTAGTATATCAAATTCAAACTTCAATGGCAAGTTTCCATCGTCAGTTTCTTCTCCTAAAGATACTTTTCCATATTTGTAAACCACTCCATGAAACTTTCCCTTCTTAATTCCTATACATTGCATATCCTCATTTTTAGTTGTGATGTATGTGTACATCTCCTTAATATTATTCGACATAGTGTAGATAACCCCCCATGAAATATTTTGATGTAGAGACTGATTTTGTTCCACGATGCAACCATGGCCACATTGGAGGAAAGATTACCATACTACCCTTTTTGCAATCAGTGATTGTATCCTGATAATCAAACTCGGTCTTTCCTTCTTCGTTGTCAGATAGGTAAATGAACATCGCAAGAAATCTTTGTAGATTCTTAAAAGTGCGAACATCAACGTGCCAACCAAACTCGTCTTTACCATTAGGTTTGTACCGTTTCATCTTGAAAGGTTCAAATCCGTGTTTGTTTGGAAAACAATGTGGACTAAATTCTGACTTATACAGATCAACATATTTTGTAAACACCTTTGCAAGAGTATCAATGTCCTCTTTCCATGTGTCCATATATTTCCACAGATGCAACTCATCGAACAGAACAGCACCTCTTTCATATGTGGTGTCATCTATCTTTCGTAAATCCTTTGTGTTTCGTATATGTTGTTGGTCTGGATTATCCTCAAACTTTTTTATCAGAGAATCACAGTAATCTGAGTCTAATACGTTTTCATATACACGAATGAATGTTTCACTTTTCATGAAAATATTTTTACAGTAAAGTGAAACATATAATAGAAAAATGCACACGCACCGTATATAATACAAAATGCAGATACATATTTATTGTGAAAAAACTTTAGAATTTTATCCATACTTATACTCCTTTGATGCAGCCTCATTTAACAAATCCATAATGTCTTTGGTAAAATATTTTTCGGGGTCATTGTTGATTGTCTTTGCGTATTGTTTCGTTCCATCTGGTAACTCAATACGAGTGGATACTTGTTTGAACATATTGTATTTGAGTGCAAGGTCAAGTAGTCCGTAATACTTATCAAGTCCTTTGTTATAAGTCAGACGAACATCAACCATTTTATTTTCCTGTGTCAATCTTGACTTGTGGTTTTTACAATGAATGATATTACCGATTACCTCAGTACCGTCCTTTTCTTTTTTCTTAGATAGGTACACGATAGATGATGCGGCATACTTGAGTCCAGAACCACCACCCATTTCTTTCGTAGGGAACATTGATCCTACTACATCGTAGGTATGATTTGTAATTACCATTGGAACTTTTGCCTTACCCAACTTGAGAGTCAACACACGAAATGCAGCTTTAAGAACTTGTGCTCTTGTCATGTCTCTGGTCTCTTTACCCTCAGACGTATCCTCAACTTCTTTCGTGGTAGACAACATACCCAATGAATCCAGACACATTAACATGGGTCTCTCTCGATTAGTTAGAAGATAACTATCTAACACTTTGAGTGATTGTGTGCGAAACTCTTGAACCGTAGTAACAGGTAATATCACCATTCTCTCTGGATCAATACCTCTGTCGATCACCATCTGTTTTGTAATCGCACTTTCTGATTCAAAGTATATAACACCAGCATCAGGATTACTATCAAGAAAGTTCTTGACGATACCCATGAGAAAGAATGTCTTACCAGTTGCACTCTCACCAGCAAGTGCAGTAATTTTATTTGCAGGCAATCCACCATAAAGTGAACCAGATAGTAGTGCATTAAATATATAACTACCTGTGTCTATAAAACTATCATTATCTCCTGCTTCAACTCCGTCTGAAACAAGTGATGCATATTCGTTACCAGTTTCTTTAATTATATCTTTCAAAAAATCATTCATTATTTTCTTGTGCCTTTCTTTCCATCTCTGCGTTTTTTTGTGCAACTGCTTTGGATATCTCACCTCTGATAAATGCAACATCAACATGATTGAACCAACCAGTAGCAATATACTTTTCTTGTGTTGGTGATTTTTGTCCTCTATGTGTGTGAGTAAAGTCAGATGGCCATATCAATGTTTTACCTTTTTTTGCATTATGTCTTAGACCTTGATATTTAAATTCTGTACCACCACCATCTTCTACATCATTGAGATATGTCATAAAGACTAATGCTCTCTGGTGTGTAAGATGAATACTTCTTTCACTATGCCAGTTTAGATATCCTTCATCTGGTTTATAATGTTGTATGTTAAAACCATCTGCGATTGTTAGTTCTGCGAGTGCATTATCGTAAGTTGCATTATATTCTTTTACATAACCAAACAAAAGTTTCTTATACATCAATACAGACGGATTTTGTGATGATGGATATATGGTAACATCTGTAGACTTCTTCATCTCATTTGCACCGATAGACCGACCTT